GGATATTATTTGTTTATTTATTTGTTTATAAGAGTGCCATGGCCGCATCGCCAAAATCCACGATGCCTTCAGCCATATCCACAACGCCATGACCTTCTGCTTCCATGCCCTTAATCGTGTCATTCCAACAGGTATCGCTAGCAATTGGATGATACACATGACCCGCATACGCAGGATTACTAGGGTCAAACCGAGTACGCCACTCCACAGTAACAAGATATTGCAAGTCGACGTTATTCTTGTTGTAGCAGAATATCGGTGCAAAGCCTTCAAACTGCGCATCGAATGAACCCTCATTCCACGTCTTATCAAACGGGTTAGCGTCCATTATACCTCTGGGGCAGAAATCGGCCAACTGCGACATGTTGTACGGAATTGCGTCCACCTTGACACCACGCAACGCCAGCTTACCAGCCGAGCATAATCGCGGAGCAGAGAATGACACCAACTCCTCGGCCAAAGTCGTCCAAGACCTAGGATCTCCCGCCAAATCCAAAACTTGCTTAGTCCGGCCGATATATGTAATACCATCAGCCGACTGCAAATTCCTTGGGCACATGACTTGCACCGTAATTGCTGCAGGCACCAATCGACAGGAATCAAATCCTGACGACGTCAACGCAGGGTCAGGCCAGAAGCCAGCGTTATTAACCCCATTGATGGGGTTGCTGGGATTGGCTGAACCGACTGCAACCGTGTTAAACCAGGTGGTTTCTGGATTATTAATCCGGTTGCCTTTAAAACAGCCAAACAGCATCACAGAACGTGAAGAATCAACGATGGTCGTTGTCTTGGCCACTGTGTAAGCGCCAACTGCTCGAGGCAGTGGAAGATGCAAACTGGTCAAAGCACACAAAGCGGCCTTCCTGCTAGAATATTTGTTACGAACAGCAAACTTCCCAGGACGGACCTTGCCACAACCAAAAGGCTTCTTCACAACCATACCGACACCTTGCTTTATACCTTTTAGCAAGGTCGCATCTTTCACGACTTTCGCCTTCTGCTTGCGGATAGTGCGACGCACCTTCGTAGCACGAGCGACCCTTCCACCTGGCATAATCAAATATCCAATCAAACTGGATCTGTACAAAAAGCATACAAAATTTACCAAGAATTAAATAACTCTTCTTGGCGGCTGCAGAGCCGGGATCGCCACACCCGTCAGGGTCTTACAACTGCCCTGCTGCTGACCCACAAATGGTGTTCGCAGCTAAGCCAAATCCCGAATCAAACTAGACTCAGCCACATAACCATCTGTGTCTATCCCAAAATCCTTGGTGAGCGAGGCAATATCCTCTAGCACACCAGGTGTGTCGCGCAAAATATAAAGGATAGCTCCAAATCTCTCGCGATTGGCGGAAACGTCCGTACAAGTATCGTGCAAATGCCAAAGCAATTTCTCAACATTACAAAACACCGCTTTCGAAGTCCTTGTATTGATGAGATGAGAGGTGAAGTCGGCCTCACCCTCATGCCTTTCGACATCGCGCGAGCGCACTCCAAAATGGAGCAAGCGCTTCTCGTCAAAACTGTCGTCTCCAACTAAATCATCCCCTGCGCAAGTCCAGCCTTTGCAGCCACCATAAGCTGCCATAATAGAGCGAGCAAAGGTGTTTTGTGTGGTGGTGGAAAGTTGTCCTGAAGTTGTAACTCCGTACTTCAACACTAGCCAAATGTCGCCCTGGTTATTAAGCACATGGCAGCATAAAATATGCGCGTACCGCTTAACCAAGCGACCCACTTCAGAATCAGCGCAATTGTCACCACGGCGTTCACCGTCACAATAAATGAAAGAAGCGTCAATCGACAAATCAAAGGCTGACGCATCACTAGAGACATTGCTGTTTGCTACCCCCTCCTGCTCAAAGGCACGAACGAGGTGCTTCAATCCATCCGGGCTATGCCCCATGCCCAAAGCAGCACAGGTCAATTGACCAGTCTGATAAGCATCCACATGAGTCGCATTGTCAGCCTTGTGCAACATGGCTTGGACTGTGAGGTCGACTAGGCTGCTAATCCAAATCAGCCTAAACCTGCCTTCCTCAGTCTTTTGAGGCGAATGCCCCTCCGCCTTCATGAAGATCTCTTTAACATCGGAGCAGCCATATTTAACCAACTCCACACCTCCAAGCTCTTTCAACTGTTCGCCTGCAACGGCAATCAAGATAAGCCTGCTGAGAGTTAAATCAACGACCTCCTCCGGATAAGCCTTCACCCAAGCGGATTTCTTCATGTTGCGGTATCGTGCGCTGACGCCCGAGGACTTATCCTCATATCCGAGAAAAGTCTTCAGGAAACCCAATTCACCTTCCTCTAAATAACTCTTGATGGAGGTGTAACCAATGCCCGCCGAATATTTGTCACGGACAAGCCGAACCGCAGCATCGAACTCTTCTTGCTGCTCACTGGATAGGTTGGGAGCAGTTGCTGTCGCAAGCCTCGCTTGAGCTCGCAACGATCTATCTATGTTCTTCTTTGAGCACATAGGAATCTTATACTCTCCCTTGGTACACCCATATAACTTACCATCATAATACTTCTGCGCCAATGCGCGAAGCTTCTTTTGCAGATCGGATTCTCCCTCCTTTGCCTTCTTTGGCTTCCCTGTACGCTGCGGCTCGCATGTACCTACGCGTCGGAAATAAGGATCACCATTCCTGTCGGGAATGACTTCACCGTCTTGCTCACCCGTCCACTCCGGCGAAACCTTCTGCATGTAATCTCGCAGCAAGGCATTCGAAGGAACTGCCAAAACAGCTTTAAGCCTCTCCCGCACGTCATCAGACGCCTCTTCAACATAGTATGAAATCTCTCTCAGCACGCGTGAAGCGTCACTATTCAAAATTCCATATTTCCAGGCCTTGACCTTCGAATCCAAATCAAGGCAATTATGTTCCTCTGCAATTTGCAACGCATCTGCGGCGAGACTCTCACCTGGATGAGAACTTCTAAGATTGCGAATCAATGGCGGAGGTAATGGTGCGGCAACCTGTGCCGGCAACACAATAAGAGGTTTGGTAATCTCCTTGAGGCGGGAGTGTCCAGGGACATAGCCATGGACGAGTTCGTTGTCCCAATCCTCAGCTGCCTGATCATACTCATAGCGATCTTGTTCAAACGCGTTATAATATTCAGCCCACTGCCGCGCAGCTCTCTCCTTCTTGCTCTCACGTGACTCGCCGGGGCTCAAGCTGTCTCCCCATTGACGTATGCGCTCAAGCAAAGGTGACTTAATAAGTCCCATCTGCTCGAGATTGGCCACAATAGCATCAGTGTGCATGAATAAATTCTTGGAGCCGCGATGTTTCTTCAAGGAATGTGCTGGCAAACCTAGCCACATTCCGGCCAACTTGTGCCCATTCTGCACAACCCCAACGCCAGACGAACTGGCTCCAGGCTGCGACACGATATAAGCCAAAGCCAAACCAAGATTATGAACTTTCACGTCGCTCTCTGGAATAGAACCTTCCTCTTTGACAATGCTGCCAAAATCATCTGTCGAATAAGTAATCGTACCACGTTGCAATTCGTAATTGCGTGTCAAATCCTTATCCTTATATGTTTTGACGCCAATCATTGAGATCTCGTCTTTCTCGAGCGGAATCGCCAGAAAATCCAAGAAGGTGCAAGTATGCTTCTTCTCATCCCACTCAGGCGCTCCATAAGAATCAAGACGATATGCTCGATCAAGTCCAATGCGAACTCCTGTCTGCCGGGCTGCTCCGGGATTCGCGTTTGTGCCTTTCACAACAATGTGTGTCAAGCCGGTCGTCTTGTGACGACACATCACCAGAATGTTATTAATGACAACAGCTGAAGAGAACAAATTCAAAACTGAGTCATAAACCAAAACTTGGCCCTTCTCTAGGAAGGCTGGACGTGCTGTGCTTGAAAGGCCCGTTAAGGCACTCTCGCCAGGCGACAAATCAGCCGGCACTGTTGGCTCAATAATCTCCCAATGTTGGGTGGTGGTTTCAAGACCATCGCTGTCAGTCGTTGTCGATCCCCCAGTCAAGCGAACTCGACTTGTTGACAAATCATGATGGCGATAAAAGTCTTTCCCATTCCACCGGAAGTATCCGAGCTTCGTTGGAGGACCTCCTCGCACGCAGTCCACTGGGCGCCGTTCTTCTGGATAACAGCAACCTAGCATCAAACACTTCGTCTTGTTGTATGCAGCAAAGGCTGGCGTCAACAGCCATACAACGAGATACAAAGCGTAGAAACTCGCACGCAACGCATAAGGATAAATCCTCTTGCGTGCACCCCATAACTTGCAAAGCCCGTACAAGCAACCTAGCTGCACATACACCTGGACCGTTCCGGGCTCCACTTGGAAACCAAGACCAGTCATCAACAACTCAAGACTCACAACCAAACTGGCAATAGCCATCGCAACAGCAATAAATCACAACAAGTTTGTTTCTGTGGATTCAGAATGATGATTGACCAAGATTCAAT